TAGGTGAAGTAATTGAAGGTGATGTTATTGAAGATTATTCATCACAGGGGTTTTATTATGAACGTTTATGGGACTTATGTATTAAGTTTGGTGCAACTAATTTAACATTACCTGCTATTAACGGCAAATTACAAACGTCCCATATTATTAATGAAAATCCAAATAAGATGGGTATAGAATTTCAGTCAAATTGTTGGAATGGAAATAAATTAGATAAAAATCCTGGCGGTTATGTATTACAACCAGTTAGGAGTGGAAATTCTGGCGGATATTCAGATATAACATTTTTAAATCAAAATTATGATGATAAAGGTAATAAAATTGGTGGAGAAGAATTATATTTTATTTCTGTAAAATATTTCAAAGAAGAAAAGGAAATTAGTGAATATGATATTGGTAAATTATGTAGTTTGATAAGGGAGCACGAAAAAAAAAACAGAATAATAAAATTATATATTTTTGTTAAAGATAAAAAAAATGCAATTGACAAATTTGAGGCACAACATAGTTCAAGTAATATTCTAATTAAATATATCAATCCTGGTGGTAATTACGAACATATTTATGACGCAAATGACTTACAAGAAGCGTTTTTTAAACTAAAAAAAATATTAGAACAATATGATTATTTACAAACACCAACCAATATTCACGATTTTCAAAGCAATTATTTGAATGTTTTGAAAGATGTTTTTATACCACGATTTCATCAAGAATTGTTTGTATTAAAAATTAATAAATTAATAGAACAAGGAGAAAAAAATGTATTAGTTGGTGCAATTCCACGATCTGGAAAGTCGTATATAATGGCAGGAACAATACTTGAATATGTAAAAAAACAAGAAGAACTACATCCAGGTAAAAAGGTAAAGTTTTTATTAATCACCCCTGTTCCAACTGAAACATTTCCAGAATACGAAACAATTTTTAATAAATATATAGAGTTTGATAAATTAGGAATAGACGTTGTTACATATAAAGATGGTGTTAATTCAACAAAAGTTTGTAAAAATAAAGATAAACATTGTGTTATAATAATATCAAAACAAAAACTAGGATGGACTGCTAGAAGCAATGCTGAAAAAATATTAGCAAAAGATGACAAAGTAGTTGAAGATGAAGATGAAGTTGAAGATGAAGTTGAAGACGAGAAAGATATAAAAAAAATTAAACAATGTGTAAACAAATTATTTAACGCAAACCCCGATATAGATATAATGTTTTTAGATGAAGCACATTTTGGAATGAGCACAGAAAAAGCACAACAAATTGTAAAGGTATTGGATAGTGCTATTTCAAATACAATCAAGATATATGTTACAGCAACCTATAATAAACCATTACAAGCATATGGTGTTAAGACAGAATGTAAACTTACATGGGATATGAATGATATTCAAATAATGCAAAAAATAGATGAAAAAACTATAACTGATAATGCTATACAAAAACAATTTGGTAATGATATTTACGTAAAAGCATTAGAATATTTTGGAGATAAAACAGGAATATCACTAATTGATAAATTTAAAAAAGATTACTCTATTTTTCCAAAACCATATTTAATTACTTCTGTGTGGGATAAAGAGTTTTTGAATGTTGAAAAATTAAAAATAGGAGATACTGAATTTGGTTGGGACATGAACAAATTATTTGCTACCGAAGGCGATAGTGATAATTTTGCAAACGAAAAACAAATAAAAGAAATGATGCGTTATTATTTTGGTTATCCTGATAAAGACGAAAAATATGATAAACAAACATTTTATAGAACAAGAGGTATATTACCACGTATCCGAAATATTTGTTTAAATAAATGTAGGACTTTACAACCACAACATAAAACAACGCAATTATGGTTTTTACCGATAGGGAATGGTAAAATTGAAAATAAAACAAAGGCATTAGTTAATTTATTAACAAATTCAAATGAATTTAAAGATATCAAACAAAATTATCATTTTTTTATAGCATTTGAAGATAAAACAAAAAATGGACGAACCATGAACGGAGTTACATATATGGGTAATCCACATAACATTAAAACCGATATAGAAGAAGTAGAAAAAGCAATAAAGGATGGTAAAATAAAAAAAGACAATTTAATCATTTTGGCAGGACAACGATTACAGTTAGGTATTTCTCTTCGTAATGTTGATATAGTGACATTATGGAATTCTATTTCAAGCGCTGATGCAATTTTTCAAATTCTTTTTAGATCTATGACCGAGGTTGATGTTTCGCCTTGTAAACCAAACGAATATTGCGACAAAAAAAAATTTGGATTTATGGTTGATATGAACCCACAAAGAGCATTAACGAATGTCACTTTATTTAGTGCAAATATTAGTAAAAAAAAAGACGCAGATGATATACAAAAATATCGTCAAATTACAGATTTAATAAATATTGACGAAGATGTATTATATGATAAATATGGTGATGATAAAAAAAGCAGAAATGATTTTGTAAAAGATTTATTTAATAAATTATACGCATCATGGGATATAAATGTTGAAAATATAAAAAAAAATATCGGCAAAATTACATTTGATATGACAAAATTGGAAGCATTGAAAAAAGCATTTGAACAAATAAATATAGAAAAAGGCAAAACAACAAAAGATGAAATAGATAAAAAAGAGGAGGACGAAACGATTGACCCTGGAAAGAAGAAAGAAAAAACGGGTCAAACAAAGAAAAATGATAAAAAGGCAAAAGAAGAAAAGGAAATTAATTTAATTGAAACTGCTAGTGAATTAATTATTGAGTTTATATCTTTATTGAATATTTTTACACTTTATGTCGATAAAGGCGCACAATGTATTTTATCCGATAGTTCCAAATCAAACGCACAAATTACACTAATAGATGATATTGATGTTCTAAAAAGTTCAGTATATCAAGATGAAGAAACAAAAGATGTTTTTTTGAAAATATTAAACGGGCGACTATCTGGAAAGGCAGATGAACCTTATCCAGAAAATGTAATAGATAATGTTTTGGGTGCAATGGATAGTTTATATGATAAACTGATTGTGAATAAAATAATTATGTCGCAAAAGAAGCAATACTATACTATTAATGAACCTGATAAATTATTAGAATTTATTAATGGTGAATTAAAACCAAAAGAAAAAGAGAAAAAAGAAAACGGCGAAGTATTTACGCCATTGTCGTTAGTGAATGAAATGTTGGATAAATTAGATGAAGCGTACATAAAAGAACACGGAAAAAGCATATTTACAGAAGATGGGTTTAAGTGGTTAGATCCAGCGGTTGGTATTGGAAATTTTCCAATTATCGTCTATCAACGATTGATGAAAGGATTAATTACACAATTACCAAACGAGGAAGAGAGAAGAAAACACATTTTGGAACAGATGATATACTCTGCGGAACTTACGCCAAAGAATGTATTTATTTATAAGAAAATATTTTGTGGGTACAAATACAAATTAAATATTTATGAAGGTGATACATTGAAAATGGATGTGAAAAAAGAATTTAAATTGCCTTCTGATTTTGATGGGTTTGATGTTGTAATGGGAAATCCGCCATTTCAAGAAAAAGTTGGACCAAATAAAACAGAAAAAATATGGGGTAAATTTATTATAAAGTCGCTTACATTACTTAAATCATCTGGATATTTAGTTTTTGTTCATCCACCAGGATGGAGAGATATTGATGGTAAATTTAAAAACATTCAAAAAGAGATTTTAACAAGAGATTTACAATATTTAGAAATACATAATGAAAAAGATGGATTAAAAATATTTAGTAGTTCTACAAGATATGACTGGTATGTATTAAAAAATGAATTAGTTGATAATACATATACAATTATTAAATTTCAAGATGGAACTACTAATACTATAAATGTAAATGGATTAGAATTTATACCAAATGGAGAATATGAAAAAATTATGTCTATGATTGCGAAAAATGGAGAAGAAAATGTTAATGTCATACACGATTATTCATTATACGAAACTCGTAAATCTTGGATGTCAAAAACAAAAACCGAAGAATATAAATATCCGTGTGTATATACTGTAAATTCTAAAAGTGAAATAACATATTATTATTCATCTAAACAACACGGACATTTTGGAGTTCCAAAACTTATATGGAGTAATGGAGGTAATCCAGGTAGTTATATTGATAGTAATGGAGATTATGGACTTACACAATTTGCGTATGCGATTGTTGATAAACCATCAAACTTACCAAAAATAAAAGAAGTATTTGATAGTAAAGAATTTCGTAATCTAATGGAATTATCAACATTCGGTCAAGGTCATATTAATTATAAAGTAATAAAAATCTTTAAAAAAGATTTTTGGAAAGTATTTCTTGACAATAAAGATGAAACAAAAACAGATACGAAAGAAGAAGAACCCAAAAAAACACCAATAAAATTAGATGAAAAAATAGAAAAACATACATTAAAACGGGGTGGAAAATCAAAGAAAAAAACTAGAAAAAATAAATGTAATAAATAGTAATAAATATAAAGAAATTGCGGTGCAATATTATTTAGTATGGGATTTTGTCCCATTTTAAATGTCCGAAGGTGTAAAATATACAACTCATAACTGTGTTTTGTCTCATTTTTCTTTCCGGTCGGTGTAACATACCCAGAATTGAAGGAAAATATAACCAAGACCATAAGAAATATTCCAAAGGAAAAATACAAAAATATAATTAAGGGTGCTTACGAAAGACCAGAAAAATATATATCCAAGAAAAACAAGACACGAAAAATCAAGAAGAATTATTTATAAGTTCTCATATAAAATGGGCGTTTTAAATGAGAAAAGGTGTAAAGATGTTAAATAACCGTTAGGATCACATTCTTTACATGTGCTTCTTCTTATATTATGTTCGCAGATTTGACTTCCTCCACATTTTTTGCAATGGCTTCTGTGTTTACCATGTTCGCAGATACTACTTCCTCCGCATTTTTTGCAATGGCTTCTTCTTTCATCATGTTCGCATATTTCACTTCCTCCGCATTTTTTACATCTACTTCTTCGTTTATCATGTTCGCATATTTCACTTCCTCCGCATTCTTTACATCGGCTTTTTCTTTTATCATGTTTGCATAATAATATTTTTCCACCCCATATAACAATTTCATTTTTATGCATATATTTTTGACCTTTTATTCGTTCGGTTGTTTTGGGTAATGGTAGATAATCGCTCATTTTTACCAAGGGAGTATTGTTGGTTCGGTTTCAATCAATTTTTTTGGAGTCAAGACGCTATAATTACAAATTATAGCGACTATTGTATTAGAGTCCGCAAATCTTGAAGCAGCTTCCGCCGCTGATGGTGTTTTGGATACGGATCAATTCAATGGCGGACGAAATAATGGCATCAAAATGCTCGACCGTTTCTGCGGTGTTTTTGCTGTTGCGTTTCATGAATATAACAATCAATAGGCGCAATACACCCTTTACCATGTCATATACATCAACTTTTTGTAAGACGTCCTTGCGATTGCGCGCTAAATCATAGACCTTCTTCACGAGAAGCAATAAATGGGGAACATCGCGACTGTCAATTTTGTCGTCGGCAATAATTGCGTTAAGTGTATTTTCCATACTAGAAAATACTTCGGGGTTTTCAGCAACTAGTAACTTGAGTGCATTACATATTTCTGGACTGAAAGAAATACCGGGAATAGCATCATGAATGTTCTCAATTGTATCCTTAATTTTATCCATGAAAGAATCTACTTTTGTCTCTACGACATCAATAATAACATTGGAAGCATCTACTGACATTGTCTAAATATACATTGCTGATACAATATCAAATCGTCAAAAAAACGAATTGTAATTCCGCGATTATTCTTTTCGGCATACAAAGTAAATAGATGTTTGTTATCCAAATAATGACTTCTTTGGTAGCTCTTTGTTCTCTTACGCCGAAATATTATTTGATGACGAGTATGGTCCGCAGTGCAAACGGATTTATTAGCCCGACCGCGCCGATTACAAGATTATATAGCAAAAAACGGGTCGAAATGAAATCGCAACCGTCGCTGCGTAAAGCCAGACAAAATACTAATTTGATTTACACACCTAACCAGAAAAGTTATTTACAGCAAATACTGAACGATTCAGTGAAAATGGTGGTGGCAACTGGTCCAGCTGGTACGGGCAAAACGATGATTGCGTGTAATATTGGTATTCAAAAAATAAAGAGTGGCGAACTCGACAAAATAATTGTTACACGTCCAGTAGTGGGTGCAGACGAAGACATTGGTTTTCTGCCGGGTAATATGGAAAAGAAGATGAACCCGTGGACACGACCACTGTTTGACATTTTCGCGGAAACCTTTGGTGAAAAGGAAGTAGAAAATATGATACATCAACGAACCATAGAAATCTGTCCGCTGGCATATATGCGCGGTCGCACGTTCAAAAATGCGTTTGTGATTGCGGATGAGATGCAAAACAGTAATCCGAACCAGATGAAGATGTTGACTACGCGTATAGGCGAAGGGTCTAAGTTGATAATCAACGGTGATTTGTCACAGAACGACATGCATGGAATATCGGGATTGGAAGATTTTGCAAATAAATATCATTATTTCAGTAGAGATGGAGAACCCGAAGGGATCCGATGGGTAGAAATGAACCAAACTGATGTAAAAAGGAGCGAATTGGTCGCATTGGTATTGCGTATTTATGGGGATAGTGAATAGTTTACAACATTGGACTACCAATAGCAGCTATTTTCACATAATCTTGGGTTCGCCACTAATGTGGGTGGTTTATCGTTTTCCAGAACCTTTGTCCAATGTTCGTTTATCAGTTTACATATGATCGGATGTGATTTCCACCGATTACCAATTATTCCAAAGAACAATTGTAACGCGCCTCCTACATATATAACACTTTTATTAAGTTCAGTATATATGAAGTCAGACAACAACATCCCGAAACCACCACTGCTTATTAGTGCAATATCAAAATCATATTCTTTTATTAGGTCGCGCAACTCTGTTGTCATTTTGTCATAATGATAAACCCAGGAATTATTGTCATGATTTCCTCCATTCTGTTGTGCTGGTTTATATACGCGGAAAATAGTTGTATCATGGAAAATAGGCTTCTCAAATATAGTTGCATGTTTATCCGTTTGACAATTAGTAGTATTATAATGTGATGTAACAATTAGTACCCTTTTATTTTTGAATGATTCGTAGAATGAATAATTTTTATTATCCATAAAATAATATGGTTCGAGTGCTTGGGAACATATGCGCATCTGAGTGGGTGAAACTTTATCCAAAAAATCATAAAAACGTTTTGCCTGAGAATACATAGTTTTATCCCACACAGCTAAAATGTCACTATTCCTACACGATGCAGTATACATTTTCACGTATTTTTTTACATCCTCGGTGGTTTTGAATTGTAAACCAGCTGCTGTTAAACATTCGTTATATAAGTGGCGAGGGACCGCTTCGTTTGATAGTATTTTTCCACATAAGTTCGGTTCATTACCGGATAATCTTCCTATAAAAAACGGAGTTTTTAATGACAATTTGTTGTTGATATATTCTTGTAAATATAGAAACGACGACTCTTTTTGTTCAGTTGTAAATGATTTACTTAGGTCAAATAGTATTTTCATAAAAATAATATGATATATATATATATATATGTAATGTGTAATACATTTTTCTATATATCATAAAAAACTTAAATACACGTGCATATATTAAATTATATTACATTACATATGAAAATAGGTATTATAATTCCGTCCACGTCAAAGGGTCGTTCATGGGCTTCGTATAAGGACTCTTATTTGTATACACTAACATTGAAATCGTTATTATTAACGTATGACAAGGAACATGAATATGTGGTATATGTCGGTATAGACAAAGGAGATACGTTATACGACACTGATATATTCAAAGAGTCTATCAACCGATTTGTGGGAATAATGCAAAATGTTGACGTACAGTTTCATTATATGGATGGAATCGAGAAGGGGCATCTCACTGTAATGTGGAACCGTCTATTTGATTTTGCACTAGACGACGGATGCGATTATTTCTTTCAATGCGGCGACGATGTTCGGTTTGAAACGAAAGGTTGGACGAATGATTGTATAAATGTGTTGGATTCCACCAATGGTATTGGATTGGTTGGCCCAATTAACAACAATCCGCGCATATTAACGCAGTCATTTGTATCGAGAAAACATAAAGAATTGTTTGGATATTATTTCCCTCCCGACATCAAAAATTGGTTCTGCGATGACTGGATAAACGAAGTATACAAGAAAATCGGTCATTTTTATCCATTGAGACAGCATGTATGCGTGAATCTGGGCGGAAAACCGAGATACGATATAAATAACGACTCCACATTTACCAATGATTTCAAAGCAAATATGGAACGAATGCGGGTATTTTGCACAAAAATCGTGGAACGTGATTACGCACGGGTGCAAGAAATGAAGAAATAATGCACAAATGATTTAAATATTGTTTCGGTTTCATTTGTATACTAATGAAACCGAGTTCTTTTTGCACGATCTGCACAAATAACTGTGCTTTCGAGTTATTGGGATTACTATTGTCTCTATCAATATACCACAAAAATGAAAAAATATATATTATGTGTGATAGCAAAACAAAAACGTATATAGAAAATAGCACACCACAGTCACAACTACAAATTACATGGTTTATTGAATTGGATAAATATGATGGTATGGATAGACAAAAAATGGAGAAAAATAAAACATTCGGTGAGTTTTTAAGAAATAAAATGAAGGTTATAAAGTATGCATTACAAGAAAATGCAGATACAGTTCTATTAGACACTGATATTATTATTACTGATGTAATGAATGACATAGATAATACCAAACGCGTAGGACTATCTCCACAATTCATAACACAAAAATACGTCGATAACACAGGTTATTATAACGCTGGACTATTATGGTGTAACGATATTGATGTATGTAACACATGGGAAGAGTGTATAGATTATACCAACCACTGTCCGGAACAAATAAACATGATTGAGTTGGTAAAAAAATATGATCATTTTGAGTTTGGTGAAAATTATAATTTCCAATGTTGGCGCATGTATTTGGCAGATGAACCTGCCGATAAAATAGCCAGTTATGTGACATCTAATATAAATGGAACTATCAGTTACAAAAATAAACCGATCAAGTTCGTTCATACACATTTCCATGACAAACGGTTTCAACAATTCAACCAAACTATAATACAACAGTTGATGAATGCAAAAATGTATAAAATATTGGCTATTGTATTTCGCGTAATCAATAAAAAATGGATTTTACGTATTCCACGCCAGCCGATGAAAGGTTGGGGGCAACACAATAATGATAGTTATCGCGAATTGCCTATTTTATTCAAAGTCAAAAACAGCGATGTAGACGTAAAATATGTTGACAATACCATTCATTGTTGGTTGGAACCGAATATACTTACATATGACCGTCCCACATTAGAGTGGTGTAATAATGAGGTTCATACAGCATCTCTTGTATTATTAGGCAATGGTAGCATTAATGTAGAAGGATTAAAACTCAAAGAACACGTGGCGCACGTAAAACCGTGGTTCTTCTGGCCACGAAAACCAATGTTGATGGAAAAATTATTAAAAAACCACGGCATTTTATCATATGATGGTCGTAAAATGGAAAGTATTTTTATAGGAAATATCGAGAATGGTGTCCAAAACGCCTACCGTAATACAAACAAACCATGGCATGAGGTTCTAACCGAATATCATTGCACCAATGGAAAACAACACAAGTTTACTCACGAAGAATATTTGATGAAACTGAGAGATTCGCGATTTGGTCTTTGCCTAAGAGGTTATGGGTCAAAATGTCATAGAGAAGTAGAACTTATGGCGTTTGGTACCATTCCGATAGTAACCCCCGAAGTATGCACAGATTCATATATGGAACCATTGATTGAAAACGTTCATTATATATTTGTCAATAGTCCGGAAGAGATGAAACACAAGATAGAAAACGTTTCATCTGATGAATGGAAGATAATGTCCAAGAATTGCTATGACTGGTATCAGCGCAATGTTCATAGTGATAACTCATGGAGTAATATGGTGAATAATGTTTTACAATTATAATTATTTTTACACAATAAACCCGCGCTTTATTGTGAGCGTAATTATTCAAAATTGCATGTATAATGCGTAATAATAATCAAATAATAATATATATATACAGCATATAATACTTATTGTTATGAACCCGCATTTCTCAAATAATGACATGAATATGTTTTATAAATATTTAAATACTGCAAGAGTTTACTTCGAATATGGTTCTGGAGGTAGTACATATCAAGTAAGCTTACTAGATAATATACAAAAAATATATACAGTGGAAAGTGATAAAGAATGGCAAGATAAATTATTATCAAGTATATCTAATGATAAAATTGTTTTCATTTATAATGAAATGGATACGTCTCCAAATACCTGGGGGAATCCCGGAAAAAATGCAACCGACCATCAGAAAATAAATTATAGTAATCACATTCTTAATTTAGATATCGAAGAACAACAAGGTATAGATTTAGTATTTATAGATGGACGGTTCAGAGTAGCTTGCTGCTTGAAATGCTTTGATGTTATAAAAGACAGTTGTCTTATTATGTTTGATGATTTTTTGAATAGAAAACAGTATCATATAGTGTTAAATTATTTTGAAATTATAGATAAAACGGCAGACAACCGAATGGTTATTCTAAAAAAAAAACGAAATGTAGCAATACCACCGGAGCTTATTCATAAATATGAATTGATACGGGATTGAGTTTACCATGACTAGCGATTGTTTACATTTTCACGCGGCAGACTTTTATAACTTTTTATATCAATGTATTTTTTTAACATATTTATATTATCATTCTCAATATCGAATGATATAAACTTTGCATCTGAATGCTTACTAAAAAACGTTTCCACATTGTTGAAATGGTTTTGTACTGTTTCTATAAAAAGTTCTTCGGTATCATTTGAAATTAATTCACTATTGTATTTACACATTCTTTTATGTAAATTACCCCATCTTTTGAAAGAACTTAGTAATCCTTTTGGATTTCTTGTATTCAATATACACCTTCGGACATTTAAAATGGGACAAAATAACTTAATATTATAATAATTTTTATTATATTATGAAGCATAAAAGCGATGATTATAAAATATCTGCTGTTAAATTATTAAGAACGAGATAATAATATATAACTTCAGATGTATACTTTATGTGTGGGCATTATAATATAATTTGATCTTATTATATAGTTATATTATATGCATGTATTAACAATAATTATAACAGCCAGTTATATTCCATCCCATCCTAAAATTAAAGTAATACAAGAGACGATTGAATCATTACAATTAATAAATATGCCACATGACACTGAAATTATTTTAGCACACGATTTTAATAATCATGTCAATTATATTGAATATTTTATTAAATTAAATGAATACATTAAAACTTACTCAAATATAAAAATTGTACGAAGGAAAGACCATGGACATCTGACTGGTAATATAAGAAATGCTTTACCATATGTTAATTCAAAATTTATTTTAGTTATTCAACATGATTTACCATTTATAACAATGTTTGATATTCAAAAAGTAATATATGATATGGAAGAAAATGATAGTATTAAATATGTTAGATTTAATAAACGAAAAAATATTAGGACAGGGTTTGACGCAGCCAATGATTTATTTGGTTTGCAGGTAAAACAAGAAAATTATACGTATACAAGAACACCCGC